TTAGCACCAACTTTTCGACACTTTGCTAATGCACCAGAAGCATATGCCGATGGCCAAACTGAATAACGGGATTTGACTTTACGAGCACATGCATCATTTACTTTTTTTGACTTTGCGCTTTTTCGTGCCACTCTTTTTTACCTTTTTTAAATCAGCACCAGTAATTTTATTCCTAGGAGGAGCTACTGCTGCTAGCTTTTTTTGTTTTGGGCTATATTTGCTATAAGGCATTTTATTTACCCTTTTTTAAACATCGTCCAGCTGATTTGCATTTAGCTTTACTTTTGCAAGTAGCACAAGTTTTAAACATCTTTTTTGGACGACCTACTTTACTTCCGTATGTTCCCTTTCCCATTGGCATTTTAATTACTCCTGAGTTTCTGCAAATAAATGTTGGTTGTACATTTGAAAATCATCTAACATTTTACGCATTTTATGTAAACAATCTAATGTTTCCATTACTTCTGTTTTCTTTGAGCTATCATCAGTAAAATCTTTCATTCTATCAAAAGTTTTACGAATACTAATGTCATTACTACGTCTCATGTGTCTAGAAGTTGTTTTAAGCACATATGCTTTTGAAAAAGGTGCTAAATTATCTGACATATTTATTCCTACTTAATCTTCTTTAATTTGATTAAACTCTTTTTTAATTTGTTCAAATTCTAAAACTTCTTTTACTGTTTTTTTAATTACAGGTTTAGTTTTATCTTCTACAATTTCATTATGTTTTTTAAGAGTGTTTAAATTAGTAATTGCATATTCTTTGCCTGTTTCAGCACAACGTGCAATTTCTTTGCTTTCAATAATTAATTTCATATTGAAAATCCTTTTAAAAATAAAAAAAAGAGTGACCTGTAATAGATCACTCTTTATTTTTTATTATGGTGTTCCGTAAGTTCCATTAACTTCCGAATAAGGCCCTTCAAAGTCAGATTGGCAAGAAACTGAGAAAGTTGCTTGCATAGAATCTGATAAAGAAGGTGTAATTTCAAATGATTCTACTCGACCATTGAAGTAAATATCATTGTAAAGCAAATCAGAATCTGAGGGAACATCAGTATCTGATTGAACACCGTCTACATCACTTAAACGTACACGCCACGTGACTTGCGTTCCTGCCCTACGAAGAGTGTCAAGAACTGCATGTTCTGCTGGGTTGTAATTAAGTGTGAATTCTAAAGTTGGAGCATCTGATTGACCTCCCACTTGTTGTGATTGTGCTTGTCCGTAAACAGGAACGTTTACAATATTAGCAGGTGTACCTAGTGAAGGGAATTCACGAAGATCGCCTACTAATACAACTGTGTTAGCGCCTGTAAAAAGTGCCTTTGCATTAGCACCACGGGTAGCTGCACTTGCTGATGAAAAATCAGCAGGAGTACCAGTTGAGTATGCAAGTGAAGCAAAACGAACAGCTGTAATGCTATTAATATGAGCCATTTGTTAGTCCTTAGTATTTTTTGAATGAAATAGAGTAATCCGCTCTAAATAGCGAATTGTCGTCTGGATCTACGCCTAAGAAAGATAAAGCACTAGTGCCAGTCTGAGTGCCATTACTTAAAGTTTTAGCTTGGAGAATATTATCTAATTTATCTGCAATTTCCATAATTCTTCTTGATCCAAGTCCTGTTTGCACATAAATTTGTGCAATAGCTTGTCCTTGAACATTTAATTTGCTATAGTTATCAAAAGGTTTTGATGGAACTACTTCAATTTTAACAAATTCATTTGTATAAGCTCCACTGTAATTAGCAGGATATACTGTAATGTTTTCATTAGTCCAACTAGAAGTAGCAAAAACGCCTTCAATATCTTGTATAACTTGTGAATACTTTGACATATTAACCTCCTGTTATATCGGCTTCAATTAAGAACCCATTATTAGAAAAAGAGTTAATATTAAAAGTTTTTCCATTTACATTAATTGAGTCATACAGGTTAAAATCTGTAACATCTTCTGCGTTAATTAAAAGTAAATCTCTTGAAGTAGTAGTATTTAAAGGATCTTTAGGATCTTTCTTTTCTTCTACTATCACACCTTTAACAGTAACAGAGGATACATCAGAAACAGTAGTTTGACCTGTTGCAAAATTATAAGAACTTGCAGTTTTATTGGTTAAAGTAACATCTTGGGCTAGATCTTGTAAATATAAATCAAATGTTTTTTTAACTTGACTTTTAAGTAAAGATTTGAACGCCATTAGTTTGACCTAAACCATTGTGAAGAGCCACCATTAATTAATAGTGGTCTAATTAAATTAGTAACTACACGAGAACGAGCTGGAGTTTCAGAATTTCCATTAAGGCCGTCAATAGTAATTGAACCAACCTCAACTCTGTCTGGTAAACCACCAGTGTTATCTAAAATACCATCATTATTAATTAAATGATAAGCTTGTTCAATAGCAGCAGTTTTAATTAATCTAATCTCTAAAGATAAATTATATAAAGCAGTAGTAAAAGCTGTTGCTGTCGTAGTAGTTAATTCTGTCCAAGTATAAGCTTTATTGAACTGTATATCACGGCCTCTTTGAGGAACATAAACAGATCCTGTTCGAGGCCATGACATTGATTGATCAGTATCGGTAACGTAACCAGTATAGGCAAGAGTGTCCAAGTATCTAGTTGCAGAAACTAGAGCTTGCTCCTTAAGCGTGTCATCAGCCGAATCCCACGTTGCTACATCAATTCGAGATTCAAAATAAATATCAGCCTCGTTTACAGTAGCATAGCTGTTGATGCCTAGCACTAAAGCCATACCTTACCTCTCAATTAAGCGTGGAAGATTGGAAGAATACCAAGGTTAAGAGCATCATACTTACGAGCATATGAACCTGCAGCAGCATAGTTTGCGTTTGTAGCAAATGCTGTAGTAGTACCAGTCCAGTCATAACCCATAGGATGAGCAACATAGCCCCAGCGATACCACATATTGGTTGTACCACCACCGTTATACTTGTTAGCATCACGATGCATTTCTACTGGCATTGGAACAGCTAGCTGTGCTAACTCAATAGCGCCAGGTTTAACCATAAAAGTAGTTTTAGTAGAAGCTGCGTCAACATTGCCGCTAGCAGAAAGGTTTCCTTGATCTGCACGAGTCATAACAAGACGGAATTTACCACCAAAAGCAGTAGTAAACTCAAGATTGCCTTCTGTAACAGTAGTTTGATCTACAATGTTAGCAACACGCAATTGAGTCATAACTTCTGGAGAAGTAATCATATATACGAAATCTGGCTCATAATCAGCAAAACCAAGTGAAAGAGCTGTAAATAGGTTTTCAGCACGAATTGCACCATAACCTGAAGCAATACCACCAGATGTTAAAAGTCCATTATCAGTATCAGTACCAAAAGCACCAGTACCTGTATTAACGTCTACGAAGAAACCATAATCAGTATCAGCATAATTTTGACCAAAGCTATCAACACCAGTGCCTACTGCGGCTTCAGCGGCTGCAACACCCTTAAGAATAGAAAGGATAGCATCATGTTCGTCTTGAGCACGAACTTCACCAAAGTCACGAGCAATCTTTGCAAGACCGTCTTGTTGAGAAACAACACGCTGCATATTGATTTCTTGTGCACCATGCGTACGAACTGTTTTAGCATAAGTTAAGAAATCAGAGACGTATGATTGATAAGCACCATCACTAGCGCTAGAAACAGATGCAACGTTTACTGTTTGTGAAGCATAAGGCTTGAAGAAACGAGTTTGGCCAATGAATGTTTCAGTGGTAGGATCGATTTGTGCATTAGAGCCAACGATGCCTGTACCAGAAAGCTTCTTTGCATTTGTGTACATTTCATCCGAAAAAGCAGATACTGCGTTTTGGATGGCAAATGAAAAGTTGCCAAGCGTTTGATTAGAAGAAATTGCCATTTTAAAAATTCCTTAAATTTTAAATTTTTTAATAACCGAATGTATTTGAAGGAGCTTGTTTAGCAAAATGTTGTAAAAGCTCTTCCGTATTCATTTCAGTAATGGGTTTAGATGTATTTGTATCAGCCGTTCCAGCAATATTAGAAATGCCAAAACCGCTATTAACTTTTGCTTTCAGAAGAAATGCATTGTCTTCGTCTTTTGTAAAATGATCAACATATTCCCTAATAGAGATACCACTCTTGTGAGTCCAACGTCCAGAGTCATCCTGGATCAACTGACTTAGAATTCTTTCTTGAGCCATTTCTGCGGCTACGTCTGAACGGAAGTCTACGCCTCTCGTGGCATCACGCACTGCTTGATCACGAGTAAGCCTGGTGTTTTCTTTCTGGAGAGACTCTAAA